CCTCAACTTGATTAGGGCAATCCTCTGGAAAGATCTCAAAGATTATTTCTTGCCCGTCAAACTCTTGTAATTCTTGTTTTGCTGTCATGTCTGAATATACTCTAGATTTTTATGTAACGCAAGTTTTTATTTCACTTTATTATCGTGAGTTTATCAAGCGAACCCGCAACGTCACCGAAAAGGTGATTGAGAGCTTTGGCGCTCTCGGCCTCGATCATTTCGACCACTTCGGACTCATGTATTACATGACCGCCCGCATCTTCGAACATATCACCTGCAAGGGCGATCATGTCATTATTTAGGGCGAACTCGGCGATTTGTTTATCAGTTATTTTCATATGGTAAGTATAACACACGTTAAGGTAAAAGTCAATAGAAAAAGTGTTTTTATTTTGTTTTTTTATCACACCCTATCAGAGCGGCTTCACCTATTACAGATGTGCCTTTGCCCTTGTGTTCGCCTTCCATGATGTCGCCCGCGCACATTGGCTCGCCATTATGGAAGCCGAAGGTAGAAGGGAAGCACTTGACCTTGCGACCGTTGAAAGTGACAATGTTGCGAGTGCGGTTAAGTAGTTCGGGGTTCGTTCTTATCATGTAGTAACTATAACACACAATCAAACAAAAGTAAAGTTTTTTTTACATTATTTTGCATTAATAAAAATTAATTTAAAAGGGCTTGACACCCTCCCCCATTTCTGAAAAAACCGTTTTGCGTTTGCGTGGCAAACTGGCGGGGGGAGTCCATTCTCAATCTGTCAACGGGTAAACCCCCACCCATTTCTCTGGGCGCGGTAAACGGGGGCATGAGTTCATTTATTGTTTAAAAAAAATAATCAGACCCTATAATTCAAAGTGACTCTTGACGATGTAACAAAGTATGTGCCATTATTAGCGGGGGTGATGTATGCGGTTGTGGCTGCGGCGTATTTTATAAAGAAGGATTATGGTTGGGGTGTGATCTGGATTTCTTATGCTACGGCAAATTTTGGCCTTATGGTAGTTGGTAATCAGTAAAACGGTGTAAATTAAACAAATGAGTTTATCTTATAGTGATTTTCCTGTTTATATTGGTGAGGTTGGTGTTGGTGTATCTGCGCCTTCGGAAGTGAACGGATATATACCCGCCACTCAAGCCAGTGTAAATTACAATACAAATCATAGCCCCAAACGTAAACTGGGAAAAACAATAGCCTCTGATGATCAGTTTGGTTTTAATTCTGCGTTAACTGCTGATATATCTATTGATTGCATATTTCACACTGGGATGCTCTCTGGGTTAGATTTTTTAACAGATGCTAATCAAGATAACTATGTTGTTATTCAATTGGGTAGTGGCCTTTACGATAAATGTTATGCTACAGATGTATCTATAAGCATAAGTCCATTTTCACCTGTCACTTTAAATGCTAATTTTGTTTCTTTGAGTCCTGCTGTGGGGGGAACTATTAGCGGAGACTCTAATCCTTACTCGGGATCAGTTGTCCCTTTAGATAGTGATGCGGTAGCTTATGGGCATACATGCTCTATAACTGACGATGCAAACATTTTAAATAATGTTCAATCTCAAATAAGCTTCAAAAGAAAGTACGCCCGAAGCCCAGTTTACAATCTAGGGTCAATAAACGCCTCATCTATGCTACTTGATGGAGTAGAGGAAGAATTAACTGTAGCTTCTACAGGTTTAAACAGTTTAATAAATTTCAGTGGAGAGGCTTTATCAAATTCTTTAGAGGTTAATGTTTGCGGGATAGGTGGGACTGCTGTTATGACACAGATTTTAAATTTAATTAAATTCAATGCTGGTTCTAGAGTATTAACAGAATCTTACTCAAATCAAGGAGGAGAAACTTTAAATACTAGTGCGACAATTAAACAAATAAAATTATGATTTAAGTGTAATAACTATTACATATGGCACTTAAAAAATTGTCTAATTTTCGTCTAGAGCCTCATACATTCCACTCTATTAAATTCAAAGAGAGGAAATTTAAATTTACCCCCAACCAGCGCAAATTTCTAGCGACATTGCTAGATGAAGAGGTCAAAATCATGTTTGTGTCTGGCCCAGCAGGTTCTAGTAAAACATACATGTCTTTATATGGATGTTTGCGTTTAATGGCTGAAGATAAGGAAAAAGACCTTCTTTACATTAGGAGTATTGTAGAAAGCGCAGATAAAGGCTTGGGTAGTCTACCAGGAGATATGTCTGAAAAGTTCAACCCTTTTACATTACCGTTATACGATAAACTGGAAGAAATAATTTATGAAGGGGACACAGCCTTTCTCAAACAGAAAGAAAGAGTCACCGCTATACCAATTAACTTCTTAAGAGGGGCTAACTGGAACAATAAGTTGATTGTGGCCGATGAAGCCCAAAACTTCACATTTAAAGAGTTAACAACTTTAATAACTCGTATCGGAGAAGATACTAAGCTTGTTATATGTGGAGACTTCATGCAAAGCGATATCAATGGCAAAACAGGCTTCAAGGATATGTTTGATATATTCTCTGATGACAAATCAAGAGAGAACGGAATACATTCCTTCTCATTTTCCACAAACGACATTGTAAGGAGTAAAATATTAAAGTTTATCATTTCTAAGTTAGAAAAAGGTAAGAAAGTGTAATATTATAAGTATAAGCAAGAATAAGTGTCACGCGCCAGCGGCGAACTGCTTCAAAATATAAAAAGGACACAAGCCTTGTTTTTTTAGAAAAAACTAATTTTAATTATATAAATATATAGTATGGCTCATCTATTTTGTCACAGTTGCGGTGCGAAACTTTCTTATGCTAATGCAAAACCTAATTTTTGTGGAAAGTGCGGCGAACAACTTAATTCTTTAGCTTCTACGACTTCCACCAATACTTCAGCGGGTATGCCTGTTTTAGAGAAATCTGTAGTCATCTCCCAAGATGAGACAGATGCACAGAGCGTTCCCGAAATTACAAATTTACAAGTAGAAGTCCAAGCATCCGACAAAAACCCTTTGACCTTTGGTTCATTAATGGGGGAGTCAACTCAATCTGATAACAGTCAGAGAAGGAAGGCCAGATCTATTAATGAATTTATTGATGAAAAGAAAAAAGAAGGGTGAATACACATATGAAGACTTTTCTGAAGTAATTGATACCGCGATAAAAAAACAGCAATATAAGTGGCGACTCAATGCTGTTCGGTGGTTTGATTTTAATGATGTAGAGCAAATCATCAAATTGCACATTTCTAAGAAATGGCACATGTGGGATCAAGAGCGCCCCCTTGAACCTTGGATTGGGAGAATAATATCTAATCAAATTAGAAATCTTATCAGGAACCACTACGGCAACTATGTGAACCCTTGTCCTGATTACCAATTACCAGACCATGATTCTTTTCAGTGTCCTATTTGTTCTAAGTGGCACAAATCAAAAAAAAACGCTTTAGAGCTAAAAATCCCATTATCTACAGAAGATTTTGTAAAAGAAGTTACAAACAGGGAATATTTAGATTTCGACTTTACAGCCTCTTTAAAAAAATTAAATGGACAAATGAAGATCCGTTTAAGCAAAATTCATTATATTGCTTACCGAATGCTTTATTTTGATAAGAACACTGAAGAGGATGTCGCTAAATTTATGGGCTACAAGATTTCAGCTCAAAAAAGGAAACTTGGCTATAGACAAGTGAAAAATTTAAAAAAGAAGTTCCTACAGGTGGCTATGGAAATACTAAGGGAGCACGATATTATAGGAGATGGATCTGACTAAAGAACAAAAAGATTTCTTAAGAGAGAACGCATCAAAAGTCCCCGACTTAATTGATCTAACTAAACAATGCTTTGAAGATGATTCTTTAGATGGAAGATCTAAAGAGGGCAGGGCTGTTAGAAAGTTTTTAGTAGAAAACTCTATAGATTTCAAAACAACAGGAAGAGTACCTGTAGAAGCTATAGAATTCACTGAAGAGCAAAAACAATTTATAATTCAGCAAGCTGAAGACGGATTATCTTCTTTAGAGATAGCTCGTATAGTTTTTCCCTCTAGAGCAGTGCGGCCCTTGAGTAACGAGCAGCGAGCGGTCTTATCTCAAATAAGAGAGGTAAATCCTGACATTTTACCTTCTCAAGATTCAGGCGCTCTTAATTCATACATTGCACCGAAGTCTGCATCGAGGATCATCAAAAAAATCAATGATTCAACTGGGCTAGGGTTAGATGAACCGAAACTTAACAGGCAAAAACAAATTTGCGTAGAAAAGCTTAAAGTTAACCTTTCTAATTCAAGATTTCTAAAAATTATTAACAATTTGTTAAATCAAGAAGACCGCATCCTCTTTGAGCACGAGTTTGTGCGGTTGACTTGGGATAAGCCAGATTTGACAGCAGATGAAATCAATTTGTATTTAAATGTATGTAAAGAGGTAATTAATCTAGAAGTTATCAGCGCCCACCTCAACAAACTCAATAGTATGTTTGATGACGCTGACGAGCAACAAGAGATGTCTATTAGGTTGGCTGAAATTATCAAAGCTAAGAGCGGAGAGTATCATCAATGCGAAACCCGCATCGAAAACCTAACCAAGAAGCTTCAAGGGGACAGAAGCGAGAGGATGAAGAAGTTAAACAAAGAAAATGCTTCATTCCTGTCTATAGTGCAACTTTTCCAAGAAGAGGAAGAAAGAGAAACAATGATCAGAATTGCAGAGATGCAAAAAGAGGCTGTAAAGCAGGAAGCTGAAAGATTAGAGGGAATGGCAGAATGGAAAGCGAGAGTATTGGGAATTGGTCAACAAGATGTCATATAAATGTAAAATATGTGAGGATTCATTTGATTCCTTGAGGGGACTGCATTCTCACATGAGAAAGCACGATAAACTGCTGGGAGATTACTATGTAGAGAATTATATAAGAAAAGACAAATTAACTGGCGAGTTAATACCTTTTAAAAATTACAAGCAGTATTTTTCCACGGATTTTATTAATAAAAGAAATATGAAAAAATGGTGCCTCCAAGCACCTAAAGAAGAGGTAAAAGATTTCATCATCGCATCTTTGAACAAAAAGCTTCTTGATAAAGGAGTATCTTCTGGCCCGCCTTCTACTTACCTGCTCACTAGTAACCTGCCAGACATAGATTTGTGCAAACAGATCTTTGGCAGCTATAGAGAAACATGTAAGCAGTTAGACATGAAGCCTATGCTCTCTGAACCTCTTCCAAAGCAATTTCATAAAGATTATTCAGATACTCCGATACTGATAGACACTAGAGAGCAAAAGCCCCTGCATTTTAACAATTCTAAGTTGTTGAAGCTTGATGTGGGAGATTATGCGGTTGGGGGAGAGTTATATGACTATACATTCGTGGATAGGAAATCTTACCAGGATTTTTGTTCTACTGTAACAAATGGTTACAACCGTTTTATAAAAGAGTTAGACAGGTGTAGATCTACAGGTTGTTACTTGTATGTGGTGACGGAAACAGCTTTTGACAAAATGTGGGCTGTAAATAGGCGCGTATATAAAAAATTTAAATTAGATTATGTTTACCATAGAATGAGAGAAATACAGGCGCAGTATACAGATTGCTGCCAATTTGTATTTAGTGGGTCGAGAGAGAAAAGCGAAGAACTGATTCCTAAAATTCTTGTTTTAGGCACGAAACTCTGGGGAGTGGACCTACAATATTTTTGGGACAAACAATTAAAAAAAGATGGCTTGGGAAACAGGACAACAGAAACTACACCGAAAGTACAAGGATATAAACAAACACATTCTCGAAAAAGAGGGGTTTATAGAAGAAAATGAAGCAAAGATTTTGCTTTATAAATTTTTAAGAGAAAATCCGTCTTTCGCTTGTGAATTGTTTACGGGGGTAAAATTATTCCCTTTTCAGCATATGGCTATTAAGGCTATGATGGAGTCTGATTACTTTTTGGGGATATGGAGTCGGGGAATGTCTAAAAGCTTCTCCACGGGCGTTTTCGCGCTATTGGACGCTATTTTAAATCAGGGTGTCCAGATAGGTATTTTGTCTAAATCTTTCAGGCAGTCTAAAATGATTTTTAAAAAAATTGAAGATATAGCTAAAAGCCCTAAAGCCGCGTTCTTTTCTCAATGTATAACGAGAACATCAAAGATGAATGATGAGTGG